AATGCATTCTGATTTCACCAAGTACTCTGATGATGAAACAATGGAAAAGGAAAGAATCCGCGAAAAGGGAAAGAAGAAAACCAAGAAAAGAGAACAGTTGTGGATTAATGGTAGACTAGGATTAATCATTGATGGAACTGCCAAGAATCCACAAAAACTTTCCATACAGAAGAAAAAACTTGAAGACGTTGGATATAGTACTTATATGATATTTGTTAATACTTCTCTTGATATAGCTCTCCAACAAAATGCTGGAAGATCACGAAAACTAACAGATGAAACTGTAAGAACAACATGGAATGAAGTACAACAAGTTAAAGACCAACTCGCTAACCTATTCCCTGGTAGATTTGTTGAGATAGTAAACAATAGAGCAGGAGAAGATGTATTTAGAAAAGCTTTTGTTGAAATAGGTAAACTAATGAAACGCCCACCAACTAGTCCTATTGCAAAGGCATGGATTGCACACGAATTAGAGAGTAAAGCACGATAACTTGACAAATTGAAATTGTGTGTTATAATAGTATTATGAGTTTATATACTGATCAAAAATACGTGGGATTACTCTCACCTCGCCTTGACCTATTTAAACAGGTCAGACCCAATCTTTGGAATTCACGATGTCCTATTTGTGGTGACTCTCAAAAGAATAGATCAAAGAAACGATTATACATCTACGCAAAGAAGCAAGACTTATTTGTGAAGTGTCATAATTGCGGATATGGTTCAAATCTTGGAAACTTCATAAAGACTCTTGATCCTCACCTACATGACAATATGTAATGGAAAGATATAGTCAGGGTCAAAATGGGCGAGGTAAAACAAAAGAACCAGAGTTTCATTTTGAACCACCAAAATTCAAACCTAGACCAACTACCATTGATTTACCATCCATAGGCACTCTCCCATGTGATCATCATGCCCGATTGTTCTATTCAGGTAGAAAGATGCCAAATGATTTCTTAGATAAGGTTTTTTATGCAGATGATTTTATGAGTTGGGCTCAATCAGTATCCGAAATCGATTATTCTAATTTAGGTAGAGAAGAATCAAGAATGGTTATTCCTTTTTTTGATACAGAAGGAAACCTAATTGCTGCTCAAGGTAGAGCTCTAGGAAGTCATGAACTCCGATATATTACCATTAAAGTTTCTGAAGACAGTCCAAAAGTTTACGGGCTTGAACGGTGGAAATCGGAGGAACATACATATATTGTAGAGGGTCCAATTGACTCAATGTTCCTTCCAAATTGTCTCGCGGTTGCCGGAGGAGATCTTCAATCAATAAAATTAGATAAGAAACAATGCGTATTAGTATTTGACAATGAGCCAAGAAATGAACATACTGTTAAAAAATTGATGAAGGCTATAGATGATGGATGGTCTGTTGTTATTTGGTCTAAAGAGAAAAAGTTCAAAGATATTAATGATTTAATTATGAGTGATCTGACAACTGATGAAATCTTAGAAATGATAAATAAAAATACCATGAATGGATTGGAAGCTGATTGGGCAGCAAGAGAGTGGAGAAATGTCCATTGAAGTAGATTATAGAGGAAAGAAAATAATAAAAGAAACGAAAATTCTTGATCATGGATTTGTGAAATTACTAGATATCATGGGTAGCGATGAAGAAGTTGAAGATGCTGCACGTATTAGTTATGGAGAAGGAACAAGAAAGGTAAGTCAGACGCGTAACCTCATACGCTACCTAATGAGACATAAACACACCTCGCCCTTTGAGATGTGTGAAGTTAAGTTCCATATTAAATTGCCCATCTTTGTTATGCGCCAGTTAGTCCGTCATAGAACGGCAAACCTGAATGAGTACTCTGGGCGGTACTCTGTCATGTCAGATGACTTTTATTTTCCGAAGGGGAGAGAATTAAAACCTCAATCAACGACAAATAAACAAGGTAGAGAAGAAGGTGAGTTACATAATCCAGGTGAAATTGAATTTGAAATATTTCGTATTTTCGATGGAGCAACTAACGCCTATAAAAATCTACTAGATTGGAATTTATCAAGAGAGCTCGCAAGAATAGTGCTCCCTGTGTCGAACTATACCGAAGTAATATGGAAGATAGATCTACATAATTTTTTCAAGTTTTATCAATTAAGGGGTGATGATCATGCTCAACAAGAAATACAAGATTATGCGGATGCAATGTATCATTTGGTATATCCACATTTTCCTATATGTTGTGAAGCATTTTCGGATTATGTATTAAATGCAGTTACATTTTCAGAACAGGAAATGTATGTTATTAAAGAACTTTTAGAAGATGCAGATACAAAATCGGCAATATCGCAGTGTATGGCTGATTATGAAGGATTTAATTTAGGAAAAAGAGAAACAGAAGAACTTTTAGAAAAAATAAAAAGATAGAAAGAAGAAATCATGCTACCTACAGAATACCAACAATTTATTCATTTATCAAGATATGCAAGATGGGATTATGATCAAGGGCGAAGAGAAACATGGCACGAAACAGTTGAGAGATACTTTACTTTTTTTACAGAACACTTAGAAGAAACGTGTGGATATGTATTAACTAATGGTGAAAGAGTAGGCTTAGAAAATTCGGTTAAAGAACTGAATGTTATGCCATCTATGAGATGTTTAATGACCGCCGGACCCGCTCTGAAAAAAGAAAATGTTTCAGGATATAATTGTTCTTATGTTAAGGTAGATAACCAAAGATCATTTGATGAAATTCTCTATGTTCTAATGAATGGTACTGGTGTTGGATTTTCGGTAGAAGAAGCATATATAAATCAATTACCAGTAGTTCCAGATCAATTATATGAAACAGATACTACTATTGTTGTTGCTGATTCTAAGTTGGGATGGGCTAGAGCTTTCAAAGAGCTTATCTCATTATTATATGGTGGGCATATTCCTAAATGGGATATTAGCAAGGTTCGCCCTGCTGGTGCACCACTAAAAACTTTTGGAGGACGAGCCTCCGGCCCAGATCCATTAGTAGACTTATTTAATTTTACCGTGAGCTCATTTAAGAGGCCATAGGAAGAAAACTTAGACCAATAGAGGCACATGATATTGTATGTAAAACGGCTGAAATTGTTGTCGTGGGTGGTGTCCGCCGCTCTGCTCTTATCAGTCTTTCTGATCTCAACGATAGAGAAATGCGATTCGCCAAATCAGGACAATGGTGGGAAAAAGACAAACAAAGATCACTAGCAAACAACTCAGTTAATTATAAAGAAAAACCAGATGTTGGAACATTCATGCGTGAGTGGCTTTCCCTATATGATTCAAAGTCTGGAGAACGTGGTATTTACAATGGATTATCAGCAAAGTATCACGTAAATGACCTAAATACTAGAGAAAAGGACGAACATGGCACATACATTCAAAGAAGAGTGGCAAGAGACGATTTCGGCACAAATCCTTGCAGCGAAATCATTTTACGATCCAGAGAATTCTGCAACCTGTCCGAAGTTGTCATCAGAAGCAGTGACACTTTGCAGTCTATCAAAAGCAAGGTTAGGATTGCGACTATCATTGGAACTTTCCAATCAACCCTCACAAGTTTCAAATACCTCTCAAGAGAGTGGGGGAGAAATTGTGAGGATGAGCGACTCCTGGGAGTTAGTCTCACCGGAATCATGGACTGTGCTATAACGAATGGAACTAAGGGAAATATAAAGAAGACATTAAATGAACTTAGAGAAGTAGCAGTAGAAACTAACAAAGAATATGCCGAAAAACTTGGAATTAATAGAGCTGCAGCCATTACATGTGTCAAACCTAGTGGTACTGTTTCTCAGCTTGTTGATTCTGCTTCTGGTATTCATGCCCGCCATAATCCTTATTATGTTCGTACAGTAAGAGCGGATAATAAAGATCCCCTGTGTAAAATGATGAAGAAAGAAGGTTTTCCGAATGAGCCGGATGTTAATAAGCCGGATCATACTACAGTTTTCTCTTTTCCCGCAAAGAGCCCTAAAGGGGCAATTTGTAGAAATGATGTAACTGCATGGAAACAATTATCACTATGGCACACCTATGCAAAAGAGTGGTGTGAACATAAACCAAGTGTTACGGTGTCCGTCAAGGAAGAAGAATGGGTTAATACGGCCGCATGGGTGTACGAGAACTTTGATGATATTAGTGGTATTAGTTTTTTACCATTTAGTGACCACTCTTATAGGCAAGCACCGTATCAAGATTGTACGGAACAAGAATATAAAGAATTAGTAAAACAAATGCCAAAAAATGTAAATTGGGGTGCATTGGCAGAATACGAAACAAAAGATTATACAAGTGCTAGTCAAGAATTTGCATGCACTTCAGCCGGAGGATGTGAGCTAGTAGATATTACTCCAGCCTAAACACACAAAGGGACTATAGGCGTCATGTCAGTTAATTTTAAAGACAAATTACATATATGGTTGGATGATGTAAAAGATAAAGTTTTCAATATCTTTGGGCGTGACAAATCAGAAAAAGAAGAAAATTTATACGAAACTAGATGGGTGTGGTATCATACCGCGTTAGTCGTGGAATTGTTTATAATAATTATTTTATTAGGTTTTATAGCGATATGAAAAAAATGAGGAAAGTGACATTCACAAAAAACAGAAAGGAATAGATGAAAAAGCTATTATTAATTTTTATAATGATGGCGACATGGATAGTTGTAAGTTGTGCAACACCAACAATAGGAAATGGTGGATGTTTTGGATTTTGGAAGAGCAATGGCCCCAAAAGAGGGACACTTGAAAAGAATAAGTTCCATAAAAATCCATATAGACAATGTGTAGATGAGATTCCACCACATAAAGATTTAGAACGGAGGCCATACGGATGAGAATAGCATTACTGGTTTTTGTAATGTTATTGATGAGTAGTTGTTCAAGCAACACAAATAATTGGCCAAGAGGTATGACACCATTTTTTGCAGAGTGTGAAGGAGAAGGTGGAACATATACAGATAAGGCATATGCTAAAAGAAAGCAGTCACCTTGTCACGGAGGTTGGAAATTTTATGACAGGGGTGAACCAACGTTAACAAACGATTAGAGAATAATATGAAACACAAAGTGATTGATAATTTTTTGGATGAAGAATATTTTGACAGTTTGGTAAATCTTTTTA